GAAAAATCTGTGTACTTAATCAACAAAGAGTCTAGTGAGGTCTCCTATCTTGACGGCATCGACACTCCATACATCGAACAACAACAAGGCTTTACTGTTGACGGTGTAGCGACAAAAGTTCGCATTGATGCAGGCGTGAACGTGATTGATTATCGCGGTATCGTTAAAGTTACAAACAAGTAGCTTAGAATCCATTAAATAGTGACCGCACTTTTAAACAAGGTGCGGTTTTTTATTAAACGAATCAAAGGATTAATAAAATATGTCTAAAAATTACGTACAAGACGGAAACACCGTGCGCTTTACCGCTGCCGCTCATCTAAAAAGTGGCGATGTGGTGATTTTAGAAAATCTTGCTGCAATCGCAGTATCTGATGTTGCTCAAGGTGGCACTGGTGTTGGTTTGACTACTGGTGTATTTACCGTTAAAGCAAAAGCGGCCGATGATATTAAACAAGGTGCGATTGTTTACTGGTCGGCAACCGAAGGTGCAACGATTACTGCTGGTAGCAACAAACGCTTAGGCGTTGCGTGGCGCGCAAGCGGTGCATCTGTGGACACTGTAGATGTCAAGATCAACGCTTAGTCCATTTGATGACGCACTCGCACAGGCGGACAAAGTCATTACTGACGTGATGATGTCCGTCTATGTTATCAACGGCAAAGAATACAAAGCGGTGCTTGATGAGACACCGAAAGAAATGGAGCCGATGAATGGTGTTTACCGTACGTTGACAATGTTTAAATCCTCAGGTTACAAGCCTAAAAAAGGGGATAAAACAACCATTAATGGTGTTGATTATGTTGTTACTGGGTTTACGTTTAACAGCGGCACTATCATGCTCCAGTTAGAGGAGGATGCAAGTTACTGATGGCAATTAATGACGACATCGAAAAAGCGAAGAAAGCCTTATCCGACATTGATAAAAAAGCAGTACCTCAAGCCATGGCACGCACGATTAATAACATTGCTGCTAAAGTGATGGTTAGATCTGTGATTGAGACATCAAAAAAGGTTGATGTACCAAAGCGCCTTATTAAAGGCCGTGCGAAACTTGAGAGAGCTAAGCCAAGACGACTTAGTGCATTTATCCGTGTGAATCGTGGGAATCTACCTGTTATCCGTTTAGTAACGGGTGGCGGGCAGTTTGTGCGCCGTGGCGAAAATAAGGGTCAGTTAAAGATCGGGAATCGTCTTTATCCTCGGGCATTTATCCAAAAACTTAAAAACGGACGAGTGCAAGTGTTACAACGACAAGGTAAAGATCGCTATCCTATTGATGTAGTCAAAATCCCACTCAAAACCCCACTTACCGAATCGTTTAACGCCGAGGTAAAAAGGGCCTACGAAAAGGATATGCCACAGGAATTACGCACTCAGCTAATCCGACAAATCCAAATAGTGGTTAAAAAATGAAAATCCACTCAAAAATAAGAAAAGCGGTCATTGACGCATTACGACCGCACCTCCCAAAAGTTAAAGAGTTTAGCAATGGCAAGCCGTCATTTACCGATATTGAGAGCCAAAGCCCCGCCGTTGCGGTGTTTGTTAGTGGCGTATCTCCTACCGGATATTTAGACGGCACAATGCAGGCAACGCTCCATGTCGCCTGCTTTATGAAGTCCGCCGCCCGTGAAGATGACTTGGATAAATTAACCCAAGAAATCTACGAATCGGGCATTGTTGAATCCTCTTTAACCACACTAACAGAAAACATTGCATTTACGGCATTTGACTATGAGCAAGACGACCAAATGGCGACTTGGATAGCCGCTGACTTGCAATACGCTATTACATACGAGGTAGATAATGGCTAAAAAAGACACAACACCAATGAAAGGCGCAGGTACGCAGTTTTTTCGTTTAAAAGATGAGAAAGAAACCACTGCTATTCAAGGTGGAACAATTTCAGCGGCAGAAATTAAAAAAGCCGAAAACTGGGAACGTATTGCAAAAATTAAAGAGTTATCACCTGGTGAAGTTACTGCGGAAAGCTATGAAGACAACTACTTAGACGATCCAAACGCAGAATGGAAATCAACAAGCCAAGGTGCTAAATCAGCAGGTGAAACATCAATCACTCTTGCATGGTTGCCAGGGGATACTGCTCAACAAGCTATCGTTACAGACTTTGATAGCGGTAAGAAGAAATTTTACCTAGTTGTATATCCAAACGGTACGCGAGATGTTTATTTTGCTTGGGTTTCGTCTTTAGGTAAAGCTGTCCCACAAAATGAGACAATGACTCGTACAATCAAGCTAACCAATGTTGGTAAACCGTTATTAGCTGAAACAAATCAAGCAGGTGATTAATTATGTTAAAACAAATCAAGTTTGAAGTTAGTGGGCAAGTTCTTCAGTTATCGGCGTTATCTGCTTTAGATTATCTCGAATATATCGAGTATATGAATTCCCTGGAAAAACCCGAACCGATCAAAACGGAAGATACAGAAAAGGAAATTAATGCAAAACTGAACCAAATGACAAGAAATAACTTGTTGGCTCATGCAAGATTAATCGCTTTTTCATTGTCACATTCTCAGACAGATAAAACTATTGAAGAGTTGCAAAAAGAAGTATTAACAACGCTTACCAATAGCGACTTTTATTTGGTCTTAGAGGCTGTTCAAAATGTGTGTAACTTCCCTAAATCTGAGGGGCGTGAAGAAACTGAGAGTGCGGATGACGAAGTAAAAAACGTCTAGAGGCCGAACTTGATTTTGTTTTAAAACTTGCGCACGAATTTAAGCGTGCAGACTACCGAAGAATGCTCCGTGAGATGTCCCTTGCGGAGTATTTTTCTTGGTATAAATATTTCGGGGCGCGACCATTCACGCTGGAAATGCTTGATTATGGCTACGGAATAATCACAAGTTCGGTCTATAACTGCGCAGCCGCAAAACAGGTTGTAACCGCTAGGGATTTTTCTATCTTTAATTCTGATGAGCCGCCAAAAGAAATGACGGATGAGGAAATGATGGAGGCTTCTGCTGCAAATTCAGGAGTGTTGAGAATTGGATCAGATTAGCAATTTAAAAATAAAACTCGAGGCAGAGACAGCCAAGTTTACAGAAGAAATTAACAAGGCTAAAAAATCTCTAGATGGTTTTGGTAAAACCCATGGCGGTATTAATCTCACTAAAATTGCGATTGGTGGGTTAGCTACAGCGGCATTAGCTGCCACTGGTGCAGTAGTTTCTTTCGTTGGTTCTTTAGGCGACGGTATAAAGATTTTTGAAGAAACAGAGCGCTATATGGCGAGGACAGAGGCTCAATTAAGGGCGACTGGCGCGGCCGTTGGTTTTTCATCTTCTGAGCTGGATAAATTTGCTCGATCTGTTGCGATGAATACGCTTGCCAGCACCGATGGTGTTCGCCAAGCAATGTCAGTAATGATGACATTTAAAAGCGTTACTGGAGAATCATTTAAAGAGGCGATTAAACTATCACAAGATTTAGCTGAGACATTTGGTACTGATATTTCAAGCGAGGCTAGAAACCTTGGGCGTGCGTTGGAAAGTCCAGCCGATGCAATATCTATCCTGAAAAGAAAAGGCATAGAGCTCACTTCTGAACAGCAGGATTTAATCAATTCGTTTGTTGAAACTGGTGATAAAGCTAAGGCGCAAGAAATTATATTTAAGGCGCTACAAGAGCGTGTCAGCGGCACTGGTGAATCTTCTGCGAGTGGCGCATTATCTGGTGCTCTAGATACACTAGGGCAGGCAACAGATGAGCTAAAAGAACAGTTTGCCGAAACAACAGGTATTACTAAGTTTTTCAAAGGTGTGGTAGATAGTCTTTCGACATCTTTTATCAAATTAACCAAAGCAATGAAAGGGGTTGATACCGCTACCCATGTTAAAAACTTAGAGAATGAAATATCTATCCTAGAGAAATCCAAAAAGTCTCTAGAACAACAGTTTGAATCTGGGGCTTTTGATGGTAGCGATGAAGTCTTGGCTGCGATGCGTGAGCAAATGGACCAACAGCAAGCTAACCTAGATAAGGCTCGTGCAAAACTAAAAGAAGAACAGGATAAACAAAAGGCTGATGCGGATGCCGCAGAAGCTAATCGCAAGAAAGCGGAGAAAGAAGAAAAAGAGAAAGCCGGTAAGGCTCAACTTGAAAAGATTGAAGATAAGCTAAAATCTCGACAACAAAAACTAACTGAACAACACGAAAAAGACAAGAAAGCTATTCAAAATCTTGTATTGAGTGAAGTGGAGATTAAAAAACGTGGCTTTGAAACCATCGATCAATTAAGAAAGTCAGAGCTTAATAAGCTTGAACAAAACTACAATGAACAAATTGAGGCAATAAACAAAGGCGAAAATAGAAAGACGTCAGCGAAATCAAGCCGCGGTTCTCGTAGTAAGACAAACGATGTAGCATCTCTAGATATGCAATACGCTAACGAGATGCAGAAATTGGAATTACAGCATCAACAACGTATAGCCAAGATTAACGGAATGGCTATTTCTGAGAAAGATGCTAAAGAGCGCGGCTTTGCCTCGGCGTTGGAATTGCGTAAACATTACTTAGCCCTTGAAAATCAAGCGTTTGAAGATGCTATTAACAAGCAAAAAGATAAACTACGCAAGGACGAGTACGACAAATCCGAAAAAGTGCGGTCGTTTTTTAACGAGATTAAAGGCTCTGGCAATGATCCGTATGTGCAAAATGATATTACACGCGAAGATCAACTGGTTAAAGCAAAAGAGCTTTACGATCAACAATTATTGAGCGTACAGCAATTTGAGGAGGCTAAGGCGCTTATTGAGGATCAGTATCGCAAGCGCAAAGAGGATTTGGACTTACAAGCGGCAACTACCCAACTACACACAGCGGCTACGTTATTTGACGGCATAGCGGGGATTATTGAGGCGGCAGGGGCGAAAAATAGCGCGGCATATCGTACTATTTTTGCTATCTCAAAATCGTTTCAGATTGCCGAATCTATGCTTAACCTCCACGCGGCTGTGATGAAAGCCATGAATGACCCTACCGCAGTTACTCCGGCGCAAAAGTTTGCCAATATGGCGGCAGTTGCGTCACAAGGTGCGTCAGTATTAAGCCAATTAACAAGTGTAACCCTATCAGGTGCGAGAGCTAATGGCGGTCCGGTTGGTGGCGGTCGAGCTTATCTTGTCGGTGAGCGAGGGCCTGAAATCTTTGTGCCGGGGGCAAGTGGTCAAATCACGAGCAACGAAAATCTAAACAAAGCCTTAAGCAGTGGTGGCGGCGGAAGCGGCGTTATTATCAATCAAACAAACAATTTTGACGGTAATGGCGCCGACAACGAAAAACTTGCGCGTATGGTTGCAACAGCAACAAGACAGCAGGTGTACGATGTGTTAAAAGCCGAGTCACGAAGCGGCGGAATGATGGCGAGGTAGTATGGCAAAAGAGCGTTTTAAATGGGGTGTCCGTTGGGGCATGACAACAGAGACCGAGCCAAAGATTAAAGAGATTAAATTTGGTAACGGATACTCTCAACGCATGCAAGATGGGATTAACCATGTAGCAATCAAAGCTACTCCAACGGTACGCCTAAGCAAGCGGGATAAAGCGGCCATTGATGAGCTTGAAAGTTTCTTACTGCGACACGGTGGATATAAGTCGTTTGAGTGGCTACAACCGGGCAAAACAACACCAATCTTAGTTATTTGCCGCAAATGGACTAGCACAGATAACGGCGTATATATTGATTACGAGCTACCTTTTGAGCAGGTGTTTAATTAATATCCATTGAATAGGATCTCTTATTTTGTAAAAATGGCTTATCTTTACTTAAGGAGATCCTATGGCTATAAAATTTAGAAAGACAAAAAAAATCCTACCAGGCGTAAAGTTAAACATAAGCAAGTCCGGCGTAAGTGTTACAACCGGAATTAAAGGCGCATCTATTAATATAGGGAAAAATGGAGTTTATCGAAATTTAGGCATTCCTGGAACGGGTATATCTAAGCGCGACAAATTGGAATTTTCCTCTAGCAAAGAGGAGGATTATTGCTATCTTGATGTGTTGATTGATTATGTTGTAGATGGGCAAGTTGTAACATTAAATGTTGCAATCACTGATTATTACCCAGAAAAAAATGCCATTTGGGGATATTGCGAAAAACTTGAGCAAGAAGCGGTTTTTTACCTGAACGATATACAAAGAGTATTTGATATTAGATCAGGAAAAGATGTGGGAGATATTGCTGAATATTTTTCGCAGTTAAACCAATCTGAAGATAAAGAGAAAAGTAACAACCCACCGATAGGAAAAATTCTTGTTGTAGCATTTATCCTATTCTTTATTGCTTACATATTTCTTTTTACAAAAAACTGAAAATTAGCCCCTTGACTACAAAGGGGCTTTTTCATGCGGTAAGATTTTATTTCTTTTTTAGTCATTGCAAGCAATTTCTTGTCAAAATAAAACTTTTCATCTATCATTCGATACAGTTTGAACTATTTCAATCACTGTTATTTAACCTTTAATAGCACATAAATTTACCCGTCCACTTCATTTTTGGTGAGTGTTTTTATGTTGATTAGAGAAATGTGTTAGATAAAAAGAAGGCTTATAATGTCTAATAAAAAGTGTAATGTATTCACCTCAAATTTTGGCACTCTCCCTTTACGGTTTACCCTTAAAGACGGTGAACTCTTTGTATCAAAATCAGATTTAACAAAGATTTTCTATGAATTTTACCCTTCAGATTATCGCTATATTGTTGAAGAACTGATGAATAAAGGCATTACACAAATTATCGGCGATAAATCCGACGTGGTTTCAGTGGTGATTGGAGAATCTAAAATTGGTGCAGCAATTCATTTTCACGCTGTGGGTAATTTACTTCATTTTTGTAGTGAATTGATTGATGTCGATGATGAAATCATGCGTAGTGCTGCATTCCAAGCTAGCACCTTTACAACGTGGTACATTGGAACTTTATCAAACGCCAATAGTTATTTCGGCATAACCATTGAGGATACGCTCATGTCAGTGAAGAAACGCTTGGATAAAATCAATCCGCCTTATGTTGTGGAAGTGATGTACGATGTAGAAGATAACATCCCCGCGTGGATTGGCACGTGCGATAAGTTGCATCTTGTCACTGAAGGTCGCACTTATGAAGAATTGCAACAACGCGTGTGGGAAATTGCACCTGAAATGCACGAATTACAAGGTTACGGCAGTGAAAGTGATAATATCCGCCTTGCTTTTATCCAAACTGAAAGCCACGCAGATTTCCAACGCTTGGAGATGTAACGATGGGCAGTGGGTATTACGATCAACTTATAAAAATACTCAAGCAATATGGTTGCACATTCTTACGTCAGGGAAAGGGCAGCCATGAAATTTGGAACAGCCCAATTACTCAAAAGCCTTTCCCTGTTGCTTATACTATTACCAACCGCCACACAGCAAATGGCATTTTAAAACAAGCTGGAATTGATTTTAAAATCTAATTGACAGTCTTTCGATAAATCAATACACTTTCAATCAAGGCTCGTAACCTTACCAAAAGCGGAAGTCCGCACCCGAAAGCATAGCGGTTTTTTTATGCGTAAAATTTGTGATCTCGTTTAGTTTTATTGCCATTAAGACTTAACACGCATAAATCCAATTTCATCTATGCCGAGTGGGCGGAGAATACAACACCCGAAAGGGGAATAATCCCGGCCGACTTTTGGCGGTTTACGAACCACTCGGCGCCCTATTATGGGTAAACATCGTAAATATCCAAAAGGAGTCAGAAATGGCTAATCAAATCTCAACTCAAACAATTTCATTCAACAATCAGTCATTAATTACCGTTGAACAAAATGGCAATCACTATGTTGCTATGAAACCAATTTGTGAAAATATTGGTCTTGCATGGGAACCTCAAGTATTACGTATCAAACGTGATGAAGTTCTTTCTCAAGGTATGATCGTTATGATCATACCTACTAATGGCGGCAACCAAAATATGATCTGCTTACCAATCGAATATTTAAACGGTTGGTTATTTGGTATTGATATTAATCGTTGTAAACCAGAAATCCGTGACACATTAATCAAATACAAAAAAGAGTGTTACCAAGCGTTACATGATTATTGGTTTAACGGCAAAGCAGAACGTAAAACTACAGTAGATGATCGCACCGGTTTACGTAATGCCGTGAATATGTTAGTGAGCAAGAAAGGATTAATTTATTCCGATGCCTATCATTTAATCCACCACCGCTTTAATGTGGAATCAATTGAAGATTTGACATTAGAGCAGTTACCGCAAGCAGTAGAGTATGTACACAAGATAATTTTAGAAGGGGAGTTGATCACTGATCCTGAACTACCTAGCGGTGAAAAGAAATTCACCTTTGAATTTACCGAATATGAATTACAACAGCTTGCCTGGTTATGGTTTGCTTTCAAACGTGGCGTAGGCACATTCCAACATATTGAGAGAGCCTTTAATGTTTTAGGCTCGAACATGAGCGGGCAAATCTACGGACAGGCTTACGAATATTTAAGTGTATTACGCTCAACAAACAAAATCTTAAATCGCATTACACAAGAGTTTGAGATTGACCCAATGACAAACTGGCGAGCATTAAAACACTTGCGCCAGTTTGATCCAAAAGCCGTCAAAATCGACTTCTAAAAACAACGAAAAATCCGACCGCACTTTTCCCCAAGAAATCCGTGCGGCGGATTGTTACACCCAAAATTCACGAAAAAGGACAAATTATGTTCAAGATTTTCTTTGCGGTGGCGTTGTTATGGGCCACCTATCATTTAGACTTAAATCAAGATTGCGATGGGTATATTTGCCAAGTTGAACAGTCTCATCAAAAGTGATTATAAATTGACTTAACCCTAAATTTGCATTACTATTTCTAACAATAGCCGAATTGTAGCAATACAGTTCGGCTTTTTTATTGAAATTTTACAACCCGCTTGAATTGGCGGGTTTTTTATTGCCTGTAAGATAGCGATGTACACGTGACAAGCGGTGTTTCCTTTCTCCACTCACTGCTTCTTACAGGCTCTCTTTGGTGGAGGAAACAGGAGGAAATATGCAAACATTAACTGCAGAATTTTTAGGCAAAAAAATTACCTTAGTGGACAACAACGGTATTGCTTATGTAGCAATGCGTGAGATTGTGGAGGGAATTGGGTTAGACTGGAAAGGTCAGCATAAAAAACTGATGGAACAGAGTGAGAAATTCAACTGTGGACATATCACCACGGTTGCCAAAGATGGCAAAAACCGTGAAATGTTATGTATTCCGATTAAAAAGCTGAACGGCTGGTTATTTGGGCTTAACCCAAACAAAGTGCGTGCCGATTTAAAAGAACGCTTGGAAAATTACCAAGAAGAATGTTTCTTAGCTTTATGGGATTACTGGACAGAGGGTATTGCTCGCCGTGATGAAGTCAAAAATAAAATGGCATTATGGGAGCAGAAGAAAGCCGAATATACGCAACGCGCCACTGAGCGAGGGAAGTTGCTGCAACAATGCAAGTCAGAGAAGCAAGCCCTTAATCAAGAGTTTTTGCAAATTAAACAGTTAGATCTTTTCGTGAATTTATAACCGCACAATCTTTTAGAAAGTGCGGTTTTTTATTGGAGCAAATATGCCAAAAAAACTACCGGATAAAATGACCGCACTTTTGCCGGAATTGGAACAGGGTGCCTTGGTTGAGCTTTGGGAGATTGATTTTCGTCATATCTCAAGCAGCACAGATCCAAGCACTAAAGGCGAGTTACTACGGTTTCACAACGGCTTAAATCAGTCACAGGCTAATTTGTGGTGGCAGGGTAACGAGTATCAAGCCTACCCGATTAAAGCGGACGGTTTTGAGATTAGCGGACAAGGGCCAAGCAATAGACCGACATTGACCGTTTCCAACCTTTACGGATTGGTGACGGGCATTGTTGCGCACTTTGGGCAAGGAGTGGGGGCTAAAGTCACTCGGCGTCTTGTGTATGCTGAGCATTTAGACGCTAAAAACTTTCCGGGCGGCGTTAACCCTAATGCCGACCCAAATCAAGAGGTGCACAGTTACTATATCATTGAGCAGTTAAAATCGCTTGACGATCAACAGGCAACTTTTGAGCTTGCGTCCCCAGCTGAGACGGATAATGCAAAAATCCCGTTACTAATGATTACCTCCGACACTTGTATTTGGCAGTATCGGTCTGCTCAATGTGGTTACACTGGCGGCGCGGTGGCAGATGAGTTTGATAAGCCGACAAACGACCTTAAAAAGGATAAGTGCTCACACTGCATAAGAGGTTGTAAATTGCGCTTTGGTGACAATGCGATTTTGCCTTTTGGTGGATTTCCGAGCACGACACAATACGGTAACTAATCATGATTGATGACAAGTTAAAACAAGAGATATTGGCGCACGCCGAACAATGTAAGCCGCAGGAATCATGTGGTTTTGTTGTTTTTGACGGTCAGCAAAATATCTATATCCCGTGCGTTAATATATCGCCCGACCCAATCAATTATTTTGAGATTGCGCCGGAAGAATTTATCGCGGCGGAAGGCGTTGGGGAAATTGTCGCTCTCGTCCACTCTCACCCCGACAGTATCAAGGAAAAGGGATTGCCCTACCTCTCAACCACCGACCGAGAATGCCAAGTGCGGTTAGATTTGGATTTTTGGCTTGTGATTGATGACGATATTAAGTGTTTTCGCAATGTCCCGCCATTAATCGGGCGGCAGTTTGAAAACAACAAACAAGATTGCCGCAATATCGTATTAGACAGCTATATGTTGTCCGGTATTGATTTAGATGATAAGTCAGAGTATCCGTTTGACTGGTTTAAATCCTCCAATCTGTACGAGGAGGGATTGCAACGATGCGGATTTTACAAGTTGATGCAAGAGAATGACGTACAGCTTGGTGACATTATCCTAATCCAAGTCGGCGCCGATGTAGCTAATCATGCCGGGGTTTATTTGGGTAACCAAATGATGATACACCACAGCGAGGATAGATTATCGGCGCGTGTACCGTATAACGGATTTTGGCTCAAGCACACTCACTCAATATGGAGATTTGGAGATTGGTACAAGTTAAATTTTACGGCGATCTTAAACGATTTGCAGATAGCCCGATAGAGCTAGAGGTTAGCAATTTTAAAGAGCTCATGAGCGGGTTATTTACGCAAATTAAAGGCCTTAGACAGCACATCCGCAAAGGCTATTATAAAATCCGTGTAGGTAGTAAGTATCTCTCTGAGGAGCAACTCAAAACAACGCCAATCATTGATCTTAAAGATGGTTGTACAGTGCATTTAACGCCTGTAGTTGCCGGGGCGGGTAAAGGCGGTAATGTATTACAAATCGTTGCCGGAGTTGTGCTAATGGTTATTGCGTGGTACGCGCCACCAGCATGGGGTATTGCGGCTACCATGATGGGGGCAATGGGTGCATCACTTACATTATCCGGGGTTGTTGGATTGTTAACCAAGCCTCCGAGCATGAGTGACTACAGCAAAGAGGGCGAAAAAAAACAAAGTACCTCGTTTAGCAATATCAAAAACTTAACCCCGCAAGGCAGACCAATCCCTTTGCTGTACGGCAAAATGCTAACAAGTCTTGTGCTTATATCACAAGGGGTTGAGACGTTTGACGATATGCCGACAAAGTAAAAAATAGATTTCATTTAGACCACGTTTTATGCGTGGTTTTTTATTTTAAGGATTAATAGATGGGTGGTAGTTCAAAAGGCGGCGGCGGACATACTCCGCACGAGGCGCCAGACTCTTTACGCTCGGCGCAAAAGCTACGCGCAATCGGTTTAATTTCGCTCGGACCAATTAAAGGGCCAGCGAACAAATGGAAAGACACGTATTTTGACAATACGCCGATCCAAAATGCTAATGGTGTAGATGATAATGATGCCGCTAGTTTTAACTTTAAAAACACAGAGATCCAATACAATCTAGGCTATCAAGACCAAAAGCCATTAGAGGGGTTTGAGGCGTCTGAGCGTGAGGTATCTGTCGGAGCGGAGGTAAAACAACAGCATCCTATTACTAGATCGGTAATAGATCCCGATGTGACGCGCTTACGTCTAACGATCGGTGTAAACGCATTGATCTCTCAAAACGATCAGGGAGACACAAACGGCACGTCTGTTGATTTCCAGGTTTTGGTTAATAACACGCCGCGCGGAACATATCAGATCGAGGGTAAGTCATCATCCAGATTTTACCGCAGTTACGTCATAGATGATTTACCGCCAAGACCATTTACGGTTACCGTCAAACGCGTGACTGCGGATAGCAAATCTCAACGCTTACAAAATGGTACACATTGGGTAAGTTACACAGAGATTATCGACACAAAATTAAGCTATCCAAATATGGCTATTGTCGGCATTAAGACCGATAGCCGATACAACCCAAATTTTCCCAACATCAACTTTTTGCTGTATGGGCGTATTATCAAAATCCCGACAACTTACGACCCGGAAGCGCGCACGTACGCACCGGGATTGTGGCGCGGTGATTTTAAAATGGGGTGGACCAATAACCCTGCATGGATTTTTTACGACCTTATCACAGATAAATTAGCGGGCTTGGGTGAGCGCATTGGCGATTTTGGAATTGATAAATTTATGCTGTATGAGATTGCCAAATATTGTGATGAGCTTGTAGATGACGGCTACGGCGGTAAAGAGCCGCGCATGGTATCTAACTTATGGATTACCGAGCAAAGAGACGCTTATAACGTCATCTCTGATATGGCGTCCGTATTTAGAGCTATTGCAGTTTGGGATGGTACGCAATTTACCGCAATCCAAGATAGACCAACCGACCCGGTGTGCTTATACAGTCAATCAAACGTAGTTGACGGCAAATTTAGCCGGCAATACACCGCAGGTAAGGCGATTTTTACCGCGGTTGAGGTTGAGTATGCGGACGAGCGCAACTTATATCAAAAAGCGATTGAGTACGTTGCTGATGATAACATGATTACCCGTTACGGCTACAATGTCAAAAAAATGACGGCGTTTGGCTGCACAAGCCGAGGACAAGCGCACAGATACGGGAAATGGGTATTGGAGACATCGCGCCTTGAGCAATGCACGATTACATTTACCGTTGGCCGCCAAGGTTTGATGCACTTGCCTGGTGACATTATCGAGGTCGCAGATAACAACTATGCCGGCAAAGTTTTAGGCGGGCGAGTTGTTGCAATCAGTGGTAAAAAGGTCACGTTAGATCAGCCTGTAGAGATTAAGGGAGAGAGCTATCTAAACTACATCACTACCGATGGTTTGACAAAAATCAAAATTAAGTCGGTCGATAAATCTAATCCGGCAATCATTGAGCTTGATAGTACGCCGCAAGGATTGAGTATTTTTGATAACTGGGTACTTAAATCAGGCGTAGTGTCAACGCAACTCTACCGCGCATTAGGCATAACCGAAAATGACGACGGAAGCTATACCATTACCGCATTACAACATGAGCCACAAAAAGAAGCTATTGTTGATGGTAGCGCTAGCTTTATGCCGTCCGTTACTACATCTCATGGCGCAGGTGTTAACAAGCCCGCCAATGCGGATGTTAGCTTTGGTGATGGTGGCGTTAAATTAACGTGGACCACGCCAACAAATCAAGGAGCCGTTAAGTATGACGTTAAGTTATACCGTAACGGCAATCTATACAGCACTCACTTAGACTTAGACAGTCCGGAGATTAGTTTCGATAATCTCCCGAACGGAAGCTATACGGTAGAGATACGCAGCAAAAACAGCTCGGGTCAATTATCCGATCCAGTAACGCGTACATTTGAGATTAATCTCAATATCCCTCGATTTGTAACTAAATCGCTATTATTTGCGATCGAGCTTGATTGGGATTTGCCAAAGACAGCAACTGTTGGTAACTATACCGAGGTTTGGCGCAGTGCAACTAATGATATTAGCAAAGCGGTTAAAGTGGCAACCTTGCCATACCCACAAAATAACTATGTTATGAGTGGCGTGCCGTTGAGCGCGGAATATTATTTTTGGTTGCGTTGCGGCGATAAAAACGACAACAAAGGGGAGTTTACTGCGGCCGTATTTGGTGAGGCAGATCATAATCCTGATAACTTGTTAAATGCGTTAGAAGGTAAAATCACCAAGTCACAACTTGGTCAAGAGCTTATTAACTCCATTAAAGCCGATATTAATAATGCTGTTGGCGAAGAAGCTAAAACAAGACAAACTGCTGTCACAGGTGCATTAGCTCAAATAGCTGCACAAGCTCAATCATCAGGAACCGCAATTAAAAATCTTGAAAAAGCAGACCAAGCACAAGCTGAAACCATCAAAACTGTGACAGCGAAGGCTGAATCTGCTTTATCAGGCATTACTGCAGTAAGACAAGCGCAAACTCAAAGTGATAAGGCAAACGCACAACAAATTAACGCTTTAACCGCTAAAGTTGGCAATGCTGAATCAACAGTATCACAGGTGAGTAGTGCTGTAGCGGGACTTAATGGCAAAGTTAGCTCGATGCACACAATCAAAACACAAGCTATTGCTGGTGGACGGACTGCTGTTGCTGGTATCGCACTTGGTGCAAATCAAGAAGAAAGCTCGGTCATTGTTATGGCTGATAAATTCGGGATTGTGGCAAATGCGAATGACGGTAATGTAAAACCAGTGTTTTCTGTTGCAAATGGGCAAGTAGGTATTCGTGGCGATTTGGTTGTAGCTGGATCTGTGACGAGAGATAAGTTGTCATCTAGTGGTGGTGGGAATCTCTTAATGAACCCGCTATTTGATAATGACGCCTACGGATGGCGTGACGCCGGTGTAAAAGGCGGCGATTGGTCAAATTGCCCAAACGTTAATGTTGTACAACGCAGTAGAAATGATGCGAATAGATATCATCCGAATGGATTACAAAATGAGAGATGGAGAATTTTAACGTTTAGCGGAACGGAGACTCAATTCAATACACTCGCCGATAGAATGCCTTGGGTTGATGTGATCCGTTGCATGGTAAGTGTAGTAAAAGATAAATGGTACATCTTTTCAAGCTATGTGGGCTGTAATTTCTGTGGCGGGCAATTACTCGTGGAGAAATATTCGGCCAACGAAAAATCTTATCTAGGGCTTATTGGTAGCGCTAATGTAAGTTCTGGAAATGTGACAAACCCATTCCCGCAGTTTTTAGATGCACCAAGTGGATATTTTGAGCATGGTGTTGCGCAAAATACTCCTCGGGCATTCGTTAAGTTTCAGGCGCCAGAAACAGGAAAGGTGTTGTTGATATTTAGAATTAACAGATTTGTTAAAAATATAAAATATGCCGATGTTTATATGGCACGCCCAATGCTTGAAGAATGTCTTGCTACAAGCACTCAGCCTAGCCCATGGCAAAATGCAGGAGTAACCGAAGTGCATGGTGGAAGCATTATTGCTAACACAATCCGTGGCGACCACATTCAGGCCAATCAGGAAATTAGATCGCCTAGAATAACTGGTGGGGTCATTACTGGTAATACCGTCAACGGTGCAACAGTAAATGGCGGAACAGTTAATGGTGCAGTGGTAAACGGTGGCACAGTAAAGGGTGCAATTGTTGAAGGTGGCGTAATCAGAGCTGCAAGGCTCGAAGGCGTAACTGGTAAATTTACTGGCACGCTTGAGGTTAATCAGTTGGTCGGTGGGAATTTGTGTGAGGTGTTTGTAGCAAATATTAATATGAGAACATTAGGTTCGAAAAGTGATGAGGTCACTTTCTATACCGCTACAATTCAGATCAACCCATCACCAGTTAAACGCATTGTGTTTATCGTTAATTCTGACGTTAGCTTTGTTGTCAATGCTAACGAACGAAAAGAATACTATTACTCAAAAACATCTAGAGGAAACCACCCGCCAGAGATTTTTAACATAAGCAAAGGTAATCCAAAAATCTGCTTTACAGCTTACGCTGTATCTGACGCAAGAACAATCTACCAATAGGTAGATAATTTAACGAAATGACCGCACTTTTTATGTGCGGTTTTTATTGGAGTAAAAAAATGAAATACATCACAAAACAAATCGAAGATATTCGTACTGGCGCCATGTCAGAACATCATGCAGTCACAGGCTT